GAATCTATTCTTGCCTTTTCACTTCCATCAACTCTAAAACCTATTGCTGAACTTCCATTAGCATTGTCAGGGTCAGCATCTATAAAGACTTTAGAACTATCCCAATTAATTCTATGGTCTTGTGTTGAACTATAACCAAATCTTATTTCAGGGTCAGAACTGTTGTGTACTGTTAAAGGTGCATCTGGTGAACTTGTGCCGATTCCAATATTACCACTTGTTTTTAAAACGAAGGTATTAGCTGGTGCACCCGATTCTATTTTAATGGGCGTGGTTGCAGAACTATTATCATAAAAAGTGTATGAACTATCAGATGCTTGTACTCCTATATTCCACTTTGTAACATTGTTAATGGCATATATCATTCTTGCGTTATTAGTTGCAGTAGTAGATGCTAGTTTTAATTGAACATTTGAATCATCACGTACATCAAGTGGATAGTCAGGTACACTTGTTCCTATTCCAACCTTTCCATCTTTTTTAATTCTAACTTTTTCTGAATTACTTGCACCTTCATGGGTATTAAAAACTATGTCTCTTCCATAATCTCTAAAAGCAATACTTGCACCATCAAGACCACCATCTGCTTGACTTAATGCACCTATTCTACCCATTTCTTCAGCATAAGCTGATTTTATATAAACACCATAAGTAGATGAACCACTTGACTCAACTAAGGATATACTGTCATCTGCAATTCCACCTAATTTAACATGAAGTTTTGCACTTGGTGAACTCGTACCAATTCCAACGTTTCCACTACTATCTATTCTTGCTTTTTCACTACCATCAATATCAAATTGTATTGCTGAATTTGCAACTTCATTATTTTCATCTGCTTCTATTTTTAAAGCACCTGTAGATGTGTTAGCTCTTATATAAGAATCTGCACCTGTATCTGTATCTGTAAACTGTATTGTAGGATTGCTAGATGAAAGATGAAGTAACTGTGCTGGTGATGCTGTGCCTATGCCAAGACCTGTACTTCTTAGCACCATACCAGCAAAAGTTCCGTTATGAGATGTGGTATCTAGAAAAAATCTTATTGCTGTGTTGGCTACTTCATTATTTATATCAGCATTTAAACAAAGATTACCATTAGTATTTGTTACTCTAGCTTTTGCATTTGAATCTGTTAATAATATACCAGCAGTTGTATCTGTTGATTTAAACTCTGCTAAATAATCTACAGATGATTCTACTGTTAAAGGTTGACTTGGCGAAGTTGTGCCTATGCCAACATTATGTGAACTATCTATATTTATATTATTTGCACTAAGTCCTGAACTTCTACCTATGCTTAAAATATCACCTTCAGCACTCATATAACCAGTAGTATCGTTATCAGCTATTTTTAAAACTGACCTATTTGTTCTTGATAAAACTTCTAAGGTTGCTGTATTACCGCCTTCATTATTAATAACTACATTACCTGTTTGACCACTAGACAAAGTACCAACTGTTAAAGTAGCAGTTGGATTTGAATTTTTAATACCAAGATTACCACTAGAATCTATTCTTGCCTTTTCACTTCCATCAACTCTAAAACCTATTGCTGAACTTCCATTAGCATTGTCAGGGTCAGCTTCTATAAAGACTTTTGAACTATCCCAAGATATTTTATGGTCTTGTGTTGAACTATAACCAAATCTTATTTCAGGGTCAGAACTGTTGTGTATTGTTAAAGGTGCATCGGGTGAGCTTGTACCAATACCAACATTTCCCGAGCTATCTATTACAAATCTATCATTTGTACCTAGTTGATAATTACCACTAATTTTAAATTTATCGCTATCACTATTATCAACACCTATTGCAAATGGAGTTGCACCATTTAAGTCAAAGAAAATTTTAGGGTCTCCAGTACCATCTGCTCTTAAATCTATAGTAGCATTTACATTACCTGTTGACCTAAATTCAGCAATAGGATGACCAGTAGGCAATGCAGAATGTACGGAGAGAGGTGAACTTGGTGATGAGTTTCCAATTCCAAAATTACCAGCATCAGTAATCCTTACTCTTTCAGAACCAGCGGTAACAAATTGTAATGTATCGCCAGTTGGTCTTGTCATACCTGTGTTGGTGTCGTTAGTGAAAGCAAAACTAGGTGTAGTTACACCGAGAGGTGTTACTAAAAGCTGTCCTGTACCATTAATTTTAGCCAAAGTTGCACTATCAGAATTTCTTTTAAAAGTTAAACTACCACTTGTACCAGCACTATCACCAAATAATACTGATGCATCTGAACCTGATGTTGCTGCTGTAAATCTTAAATAATTTGATGAGCCAAGATTTGCATTACCGCTTAGATGTAAGTCTTTGTATTTATATGTGCTTGTGCCTAAACTAATTTGTGAAGATACACCTGAGCCATCATCTCTACATGGATAATAAGCACGACCTGTTCCTGAAGCATGACCAAAACCTAAACCAACATCTTCTGATGCATTGTTAAAACCTATAAAGAAATTTGTTTGTCCGTCTTGTGCATGAGTTCCAATATTTGCAACATTTGTATTATCTTTTCTAAATTCAACAAGTGTACCATTAGTACTTTTCCTATTTATATACATGACAGGGTTGCCATCAACAGTATGTACTGTACTACCATTAGCTTTTAACTCATGTCCTACTGTATTTGTTGCACCTACTGAAGTCTTAGCAATTAATAAATTACCATCAGTAGTAATCCTAGCAGACTCTCCAAAACTTGCTTTGTTTCTAAAGACTATTCCTTGTGCTGGTGTTGCACCACCTACATATAAAGTTGTGCCTGACTGTGAAATACTGCTATCGTAACTATGTGCTGAATCTGTATCGTTAAAGAATAAGTAAGGTGCAGTAGAGCTAATTTTTATACCATCAGCATTACCCGCATCTACATTCATTGAACCTACATAAGCTTTACCACCTAATCGCAAGTCTTTGAATTTATAACTTGAAGAACCTAAATTATAAGTATTGTTGACAGGCGTAGTGCCTGATGTTGCTGGTAAAATATCCGTAGTACCAAAAATAACACCTGATGCTCCATTAGAACCTATTGAAAGACGAGAACTAGCGTAACTATTTATACTTCCAACTAATGTTCCGTCTTTAGCAAAATGTGAAATTGCACCATCACTAGATGTTCTATTAAAGTAAGATACATAGCTACCTGATACAGTTGGCTCTAACTGTCCGTTTGCTTTTAAGGATATACCAGCAGTTGAACCCGATGTTGAAGTTTTTCCAACTAATAAATTACCACTAGAATCTAAAGAAAGTCTTGTTGCACTAGCATTGTTATCATAAACATCTAATCTATTAGAACCACCTTGACCTATAATTGCAAAATCAGAGTTATCTGTTGAAACTCTTAAATTTGCATTACCTGTAGTTGTTTTAACTCTTGCAGTTGTATGTGATGTAGTGCCTTCAACTGTTAGCTTGTGACTTGGGGAGGTTGTACCAATTCCAGCCCTACCATCAACCAATGTCATTACATCAGTATTAGTTCCTGATGTCTTGATTCTGAATCGTATTTCACCATCATTAGAATCATGGTAAAACATATTGATACCAGCAAAGAAATTGTTTGAGCTATCTGCAGCATAAATTCTTCCAAGATAGTCACCATCAGATAAAGTTGATGAATTAGAAAAATGTAAATCAGCACCATCACTATCGCTTAAAGATAATAGATAGCCCGGTGTAGTTGTACCTATACCTACCTTTCCACTAGAATCTATTCTTACTCTTTCTGAACCATCAGTTGTAAATTTAAAACTCTTATAAGCATTAAGGTCAACACCACCATCAGTACGTCCATCTGAAGAGTATGTAGAAATCGTTAAACCTCTATCTGCTTGTGAACCTGAAATAATTGCAACTGTGTCATTACTTACTCCTGACAAAAGGTGCAAAGTTTCAGTTGGTGTAATAGTACCTATACCTACATTACCACTACCATCCACATGTAATACCGAATTACTAGATGATGTTCCTTTTCTGATATCAAAAAATGGTTCAGTAGCACCATCATCCATAACAAAAATAAAAGCACCATAATTGTCTGTGCTTTCATCTTGTATGCTTTCAAACATCGCAGCTGAGTCGCTAACATGAATTTTAAGTGATTCATTAGTATTACCCTGTCTTGTAATGTATAACGGATTGCTACCTGTATTTGTATTAATATAACCGCCAACAGAAGATGCATAACCTGTTGCTTCTGTGTTTCCTGTAAAATTTACTCCTGCTGAAGTTGTTTCTAGTTTGTTGGCGTTGTTGTAATATAAACGAGTATAAGAATCAGGTGCGAATTGTGCTGATATTTTTGTTCCATCAGATGATTTTATAAATGTACTTCCAGTAGCTTGTATTTGTAGATTACCAATTCCAGATTCTTTAATATAACTATTACTACCATCATGGTAAATCTGTAAATCATTACCGTCACCAAACTGAGCTTTCTCGTTATCTTCAAAGCTTATACCATTTCCACCGGCTGAACTAATTTGACTATCTACATAAGCTTTAACAGATTGTTGAGTCGGTAAAAGCGTTGCAGAGTTTGAAGACATGTTATCTTCATCTACAAAACCTGTTATAGTAGTTGTACCGTCTGACAAGCTTCCGAAGTTTACAGTACCACCTAAATGTAAATCTTTAAATCTTGCATTAGTTAAACCTAAATCTGTTAGATTATCTGATACGCTTCCTGCTGAAACTACTGGATGTATAGTATTATTGCCATCATTAAATCTAAGACCAGTTCCTGCATTTTGTACTATTAAATCTGAGCTATAACTTCTTAGTCTACCTATTGCTGAGTTATCTTTTCTTAAATCAACAATAATACCATCACTTGACATTCTATCTAAGAATAATGGAGTGCTTCCTTGTCTACTTATAGCAATATTATCAGGCTTGATAGCAACGCCTTCATTACCTGTGTCACCCGGTGGGAAATCATTTGTAGTTCCTATTAATAAATTACCACTAGCATCTATTCTAGCTCTTTCAGTACTTGCTGTTTTAAATGTTATACCTATTCCAACATTTGCACCAAATATATTAATTGCATTTGCATCATTACTTGCACCACTTGCATTTAATCTTAACCAACCATCATTACCAGCACCATTTAAGTAAACTCCATTAGTAGAGCCATAATAAGAAAGCGTAGCATCTTGTGCATACATAGATGTATTTTCTTCTAAATCTATACCGTCACTTACAACATTTCCTGTAACGTCTATACCTGTTGAGGTTGTGGCTAGTTTTGCTGAGCCATTGTGATATAAAGTTACTGCACCATTATTTTGTGCTGTAACAAAATATTCACTTGAACTTTGTAAAGTTATTTGAGTACCGTTAGTTTGTAAAATTAAATTACCTGTTCCTACATCATCAATAACAGAATGTGTACCATCATGGTAAATCTGTAAATCTGAACTGCTACCAAACTTAGCTTTTATATTGTCAGTAAAATAAGCATCTTTATAGAATCTATTTACTACATCACCACCATCTATTGCAAAATATGTGGTTAAACCGCCTGAACCATTATCAGACCTAAAATTAATATCTCCGTCATTAGCATTATTTCTAATTTCTAGATTGCCTGTAGCATTTTCAATATATGAATCTGAAGCATCATGGTAGATTTGTAAATCATTACCTGTACCAAACTTAGCTTTAGAACTATCTGGGAAATTTAAATCATTTGAACCAAAAGTCCAATAGTCATTACTCTCGTTCCAAAGTAATGATACATTAGTTGATGTTCCTCTTTCAATTTCTATACCAGCATTCTGTGAAGGTGTTCCAGTTTCATCTGAATTTAAAACAAGAATATTATCACCAATGTTTACTTCGTTACTGTTAACACTTGTAGTAGTTCCAGAGACTGTTAAGTTACCACTAATGACAACATTACTAGAAGCATTAATAGTTGTAAACGTACCAGCAGCTGCAGTTGTAGCACCTATTACAGTACCGTCAATATTACCACCGTTAATGTCTGCTGTTGTAACTGTAGCTACATCAGCTGCAAGGTTATCAATGTTTGCAGTACCGTTTATATAAAGGTCTTTGAACTGTAAAGAGTTTGTACCTAAATCTATATCGTTATCTGTAACCGGTACAATAGCTCCATCAGCTATGTAGAGTTGTTGTGTTGAAGTTCCTGATATATCTATCCAAAATTCTATGTGGTCGTTAGTTGTATCTATTAAAATTTTGTTAAGCGGTGTAGCTAATCCAGCATCACCAAGAACGCTAATGACTGGTCCTTCACCTACAGTACCATCGTGTTTATGTCCAGTAGCATTATCAAAAGCTGCAAGTAATTGATTATATTCATCATTGAATAACGCAGCGGTTATTAAATCGCCATCTGAGAATGTACTTTGTCTGGTATAACTTGCCATCTATTATCTCCTTCCTGATGGTATAAAATCTATATAAAAACCATTTATAATGTATGGTGTCTTTTTATCGTTTGTTGAAATTCTAAAAGAATTACTATGTCCACTACCTTGAAGTGCTACCCTAACTAAAGGCTGTTCTCCAGCTCCAAAGATTGAAGAACCAAATGTAGCTGAACCAAATAGTGAAGGTGCATCTATAGTTAAATTATAATCTGGCGGTTGTGGAATACTTGTACTATCGTAATCATATCTAACTCTTAATGTTGGAGTTATATCTCCTTCTGGAGCTATTGACATTTTAACATAGTGTAAAGTTTTTAAAGTTCCTAAATCTCCATAATCATAGTCTGGAGTTTGATACATAGCATCTATATTAGAGCCATCAAAATCGTCTCCACTATCATGAGTATAAACATAACCGTTTGTATCTCCATGATAATAAACTTCAATACCATCTTTATCGAAATTAGAATTTACTGAAGTTACTTCTAAACCTTTTGTTTCTGACCATTCAAAACCATTTGGTCTTAAGGTTCCTATAATACCTTTTTGCCCTACATTAGGCTGTCCAGTATTAGTATAAAATAATCTGTATTGTGACTTTTCTCTAATAACTAAACTGTTAATAGTAAAATCATCAACTGTTCTAGCTAAACTAACTATCAAAGGTTGTATAGCTTTTGAGACGGTTCCTAACTCTACGTCTCCAATCCTCGCTGTACCAGCCACTGTTCTTATACCATCTGGTGCTAAAAAAACTAAGTCACCACCAATCTCTTGAATACTATAACCACTTAAACATCCTACGTTTTCAGTAATAGGGTCTATACGTATATTAGAACTATCATTTATATTTATAAGTTTATGTATACTATTTTCTGCAAAAACTATTAAGTCTTCCCTAAATCCTCTAATACCTACTATTTGGTCTGATATAGTTACTGAACCTGCACCAGAGCCTGTAAAGTCTGAAGCATTATTATACACACTATAATATACTGTACTTAAATTATTTTGTACTCCTGCAGCTATTAAATGGTGGTCATGGATAGCTACATACTTTACACCGTTTGTTCCATCTACAGTAATTTCTTCAGTAAAAAATGTTCTAGTATTTAAGTTACCAGTACCTTCCATTCTAAAGCTAAATGGTTTATTAGTACCGTCAGCTATGATAACTTGACCGTAATCAAAAGTAGCACCTTCAAACATAGCAAAAGAACACTGTCCTTGTCCAGTTCTTGCAGTAACACTTTTACCTGTAAAGGTTGAGTAATTATCTCCAGAGTTAGCGGATAGTTTATTTATTTCTATCCAAGTAGCTCCATCATTACTAAAATAAATATTAGTTCCTGCACAAGCTATTACACCGTCTGCATAAGGAAAAGTTCCCAATATATCTGTAATACCACCTGTAGGTTGTGTTGGGGTTACATTACCAACTTTATATTTTGCATAACCATTAATACGTCTGTAGCCACCTTCTGTAGCTACTTCAAAGTTTTGCAATGTTTTTGCAACTCCGGGGCTTTTAAGTAAATCAATAGAGTTTACTGATTTTACTAAGCCTCCGTCACATGCAACGGTATAAGGTTGTGAACGTGCCATAGTTTAAAAATAAGTTCTATCGTCTGTCATGTATTTAGGCGTAGGATTCATAAGATTAGATTTCATATGTTTCATAGCCTTTTTAAAATCTTCTAAAGCAAAAGCTGCTTGTTGTGGACTTTCTTTAAACTGCCACACATAGTATCTTGCTCTTGCTGTTATTACGTTAGCATACTGGTCTGGTAATGCTATAGTATCTCCATGAGCTGAAAGTTCTGTTGGTTTGGTAAATGCGTAAAAATGTATATTGTAAACTTTATCTGGTATTGGACTTAAACCGAACTTCCTTGAGTCTGGAGATTTAATTACAAATTGAGGCTCTCCATAGTTTTGTGAATTAGCATCATCTTCATTTTCACTATCTCTATAATATCTTTTCCAATCATCTAATGTTAAAAATTTTAAACCTTTAGAAACATAAGGGCTTGACTCACCACTTACATTTATTGTTGTTATATAA